ACAGAAACCATAGAACAAGTTACCTATTTGAAGGAAGCCAAGGAAGAGGGTGGTAAAAATTACTACATCGAAGGCCCTTTCCTTCAAACTGAAGTACAAAACCGTAACGGCAGAATTTATCGCAAGCACATCATGGAGCGAGAAGTCAACCGTTATATTAAAGAATACGTAGAAACCAAACGTGCCTTTGGCGAGCTTGGTCATCCCGATGGTCCTGGTATTAATTTAGATCGTGTTAGTCATATGATTGTTGGCCTCCGAGAAGAAGGCAACAACTACATTGGCAAGGCCAAGATTATGACAGAAACTCCCATGGGGCGTATCGTAAAGAATTTGATCGATGAAGGAGCTCAGCTCGGGGTGTCAAGCCGCGGCATGGGTAGCCTGAAACTGAACAAAGAAGGTGTTAATGAAGTACAAGACGACTTTTACCTGGCAACAGCCGGCGATATTGTAGCCGATCCAAGTGCTCCCAACGCGTTCGTTCGCGGTATCATGGAGAGCAAAGAGTGGGTTTATATGGAAGGCAGATTTGTAGAGCGCGACATTGATCGTGCTCGTAATGTAATTCGCGGTGCTAAGAGTGCAGACCTAGCCGAGGCACAGGTTCGAGTATTCCAGGACTTTATGCGTCGTATTTCAAATTAAAGGTTTTATAAATAATAACACGAACCTGCATTTTTAGGAGATCCAAATGTCACTAGAACACAAAATTCGCGAGCTAATGGAAAGTCGTAAGGCAAAAGCACTTAATGAAGCTGCTGCTGGTAAGACTGACGAAGGCGAGCAATCCAATCCACAACAGGGCGACAGCCAGAAGGCTTCAGTCACTGAAATCGATCCATTCACTGGTGGTGCTGTCAGCGCCGACACCAGCTTGAAAAAGGGCGGTTCAGAGGCCAAGCAAAAACAGGGCGACAGCAAAGACGCTGAAGTTAATCAAACTAAAGCTGAAACTCAGAACAGTAACACGCCAGACAGCAGTGTTAAAAAAGGCAATTCAGAACCACAGGCCAGACAAGGTAACAGCAAAGACGCTCAAGTCAGCACTGGCGCCGGCAAAGGTTATGGCACTGATACCTATGAAAAGCCAACCAATCCAGGCGATGGCCAGGTTCCTTTCAAGGAAGATGCCACTGCCGATGGCGATGAAATCACCGAAGAAGATATTGACGATAACAGCGAGCCACGCAAGATTGAAATGAATCTTGAAGAACTTCGCAAGGATATTGCCAGTGTATTCAGCGGCGATGAAAATCTGAGCGAAGAATTTAAAACACAGGCCGCTTCAATCTTTGAAGCCGCAGTCATTGCCCGTGTAAACAACGAAGTAGAAAAATTAACTGATGAGCTGGCCGAAGAAGCTGCTCGTCAGATTGAAACTATCAAAGATGGTCTTGTAGACAAGGTTGATTCATATCTTGGTTATGTTGTAGAACAATGGATGAAAGACAATGAAATTGCTGTGGAGCGCGGTCTGCGCACTGAAGTCGCCGAAGACTTCATGATTGGTTTAAAAAACCTGTTCCAAGAACACTACTTTGAAGTACCCGAGGATAAAGTTGACGTTCTCGAAGATATGGCTGTTAAAGTTGACGACGCCACTGACAAACTAGATGAAGCCATTCAAGCCAACATTGAGTTAAAAGCTCAATTAGACGCAGTAATGCGTGAGCGTGTAATGGAGTCTGCTGGTCGTGGTTTAACTGCAACTGATGCCGAGAAATTGGCTAAACTGCTTGAAGGTGTTGAGTATGGTGATGCAAAACTTTACACAGAAAAAGTTCGCGTTATCAAAGAAAGCTACTTCCCAGCAGGCGCATTTAACAGTCCAGAAAAAATGCTTGAAGAAGAAGTTCAGCATGGTTCTAAACCAGCCGAAGCTTCTCCACACATGCAGCGTTATGTGCAGGCACTGTCAAGAACGGTCAAGAAGTAATTTTTTATAAATAAACGGTTCAATTAAACTCTTAGGAGAAGAAAACATGCAACAGCATTTAATCGAAAAATGGAATGACGTCATCAATCACGGTGACCTCGCTCCTATCAAGGACGCATACAAGCGTCAGGTTACTGCACAGCTCTTGGAAAACCAGGAAAAAGCTTTGTACGAAGAAAAACAAGCACTGTGGGAAGCAGTTCCAGTTAACAACGTTGGCGGCGGCTTCAGCGGTCAAGTCAATGGTGCTGGCGCCAATGCCAGCCTGGCTGGTTACGACCCCATCCTGATTAGCCTGGTACGTCGTGCCATGCCTAATCTCATGGCCTATGATGTCTGTGGCGTTCAGCCAATGACAGGTCCTACCGGTCTTATCTTCGCCATGAAGAGCAACTATTCCACTCAAGCCGGTACAGAAGCTCTGTTCAACGAAGCCGATACCGACTTCGCTGGTACCAGCACAACTGCTCACGCAGGTAGCAACCCAGTTGACGGCACCTACACCACTGGTGGCGGTATGACAACCAACAAAGCTGAACTGTTGGGCGACGGCGTTTCATTCGGTGAGATGGCATTCAGCATCGAGAAAACCAGCGTTGTGGCCAACACACGCGGCTTGAAAGCGGCCTACACTGTTGAACTTGCTCAAGACTTGAAGGCAGTTCACGGTCTGGAAGCTGAAGGCGAACTTTCAAACATCCTATCACAGGAAATTTTGTTTGAAATCAACCGTGAAGTTATCCGTACCATCTATGCTGCTGCTACTCCAGGCGCTGCAACAGGTGCTACCACAACCTACGGTACCTTCGACTGCGACGTAGACGCAAATGGCCGTTGGAGCGTTGAGCGTTTCAAAGGCTTGCTGTTCCAAATCGAACGCGATGCCAACAACATTGCACAACAAACACGTCGTGGTAAAGGTAACTTCATCGTTTGCTCGGCAGACGTTGCAAGTGCACTGAGCATGGCCGGTATCCTGGACTACACTCCAGCATTGTCCACCAACTTGAATGTTGACGACACTGGTAATACCTTCGCAGGTGTGTTGAACGGTAAGATCAAGGTTTACATTGATCCATACTCAGCTAACCTGAACGTAGCTAGCCAATTCTATGTGGTTGGTTACAAAGGTACAAGCCCATATGACGCAGGTATGTTCTATTGCCCATATGTTCCTTTGCAGATGGTTCGTGCAGTTGACCCTGCTACATTCCAGCCAAAGATTGGCTTCAAGACACGCTATGGTTTGGTTGCAAACCCATTCACTAGCTTGACTGCAGACAGCAATACTTACTACCGCCGTGTTAAGGTTACTAACCTGATGTAATCAAAACCCCGGTAAGAGGGTATTTTCAGGGGGACTTAGGTCCCCCTTTTTCATCTGATAAATAACTGAAACCCCCGAGGAATCAACCATGGCAGAAACAGCAGACATTAATACAGCGGCTACGCTAGCGGCTTCGGTATCACCGGTAGTCAGTTATCTTAAACCCAACAGTTTTAAGTTCCTGATTGCGCGTGCACCCAATGTTACCTATACTTGTCAGAGTGCCAACCTGCCACAGATAGCGCTGGGTGCGGCCATACAGCCAACACCGTTTGTAGATATTCCACACCCTGGTGATAAAGTTCAGTTCGGTGAATTTACCATACGTTTCCTGATCAATGAAGACATGAGCAACTACATGGAATTGTATAATTGGATCAAATCAATTGGTGTGCCAAGTGCCGGCGATGATTGGAGCTCGGTAATGGAGAGTCGAGTGTCGGCTTTTTCAGGCGACAACTACAACAAGGTATTCAGCGACGGCCAATTGCTGGTGCTGGACAGCAACAACAATGTCACAACTGTGCTGGCATTCCAGGATATCTTTCCTATTTCAGTTGAGGGACTGGATTTTGATATTACCACCAGTGGCATGGAATACTTTGTGGGCGTTGCATCATTTCGATATAAATTATTTACAATCAAGCCATTGACAGTTTGACGTAGATCCGTTATAATACGGTTACATACGTTTCGGAGTATAACATGAAATTATCTGAGTTACAGGATGAATGGAAAAAAGATTGCATCATTGATGAGACCAATCTAGGCAAGGCTGCCGCTTCCACTCCCAAGCTACACGCTAAATATCTTAACCTGCTTACCAGCGCAAAATTGCAGCAACGCAAGGCAGAGTCGGATTACCTTAAACTGCGTCGCGTCAAATATCGTTACTTCCGCGGCGAACTCACTCGTGACGAACTGCAGAGTCTGGGCTGGATCCAGTATCAGGGAGTTAAACCCATTAAGAATGAGATGGATGAATTTCTGCAGACCGACGAAGATTTAATCACTTCACAGGATAAACTGGAATATCTCAGAACAGTATTATTTCAGCTAGAAAGCATTTTAAAGAGTCTAAATAGTCGTACCTGGGACATTAAAAATAGCATTGAATGGACCAAATTTACCAATGGCATGATGTAATGGCAGACATAACAATAAATTCCAAAGACAACGTACACTGTCGTGTACACTCCGCTGATGTGGGTATACTGCAGGAGATCAGCGACTTCTTTACCTTTGAGCAACCCGGCGCCCGGTTTATGCCCCAATTCCGTGCCAAGCTCTGGGATGGCAAGGTTCGTCTTTTTAATTTATTCACGCAAGAAATCTACGTGGGGCTGGTACCTTATATTAAACTCTTTGCCGAACAAAATCAATATACCTTCGAAGATCTTAGAACACCTTTGCCCGAACCCTACCTCGATGTAAAAGAGTTCATGAGTAATTTAAATCTGCGGGGTCATGGACAACCCATAGAGATTCGCGACTATCAGATTGATGCCATTGGTCATGCCATCTACAACCACCGTACCCTGTTGTTGAGTCCTACAGGCAGTGGCAAGAGTTTGATTATCTATGGCATCATGCGTCATCATTTAAATTGTAAACGTCGCATACTGATCATTGTTCCAACCACATCATTGGTTGAGCAGCTGGCAGCAGACTTTGCCGACTACAGCAGCGCCAATGGCTGGCAGACCTCAGAAAATGTGCATAAAATCTATGCTGGTGCCGACAAGACCGAACAATGGCCAATAACCATTTCAACCTGGCAAAGCCTGTACAAGTTACCTAAAAAGTTTTTTGAACAGTATGATGTGGTAATCGGCGATGAGGCTCACGGCTTCAAGGCCAATAGTTTAACTGGCATCCTGAATAAGATGCCACACTGTGCCTATCGCATTGGTACCACTGGTACCTTGGATGGATTGAAGACTCACAAGCTGGTGCTGGAAGGCGTATTTGGCGCAGTTCATCGGGTCACCACCACCAAACAATTAATAAAATCCAAACAACTGGCTGACTTAGACATCAACTGTGTAATCATGGAGTATCCCGAAGAGGTGCGCAAGGCAGTTCGAAGTCATACCTACCAAGAGGAAATGGATTTCCTGACACAGCACACTGGCAGAAATAAATTTATCCGAAACCTGGCTCTGGCACAGACCGGCAACACCCTGGTGCTGTTCCAATATGTTGAAAAACATGGCAAAGCATTGCATGCCCAGATTGCAGAAAAAGCAGCCGATGGGCGGCGCATATTTTTTGTCTATGGCGGCACTGATACCGACCAGCGCGAACAGGTACGTCACATTACTGAGAAAGAAGCCGACGCCATCATCGTGGCCAGCTACGGCACATTTTCCACAGGTATAAATATACGGAACCTGCATAATATTATATTTGCCAGTCCCAGCAAAAGTCGTATTAGAAACCTGCAGAGTATTGGACGTGGATTACGCACCAGTGATACCAAGGATCGCTGCAAGTTATTTGACATTGGTGACGACCTGAGTTACAAGAGCAAAAAGAATTTTACTCTGCTACACATGGCTGAACGTATTAGAATTTATAACGACGAAAATTTTGAATATAAAATTGTAAAGGTACAGATATCATGAACTACAAAGCAATAAAATTAAAAAACGGTGAGCTCATGGCCTGTATGTCTGACGAAGA